GGCTTACAGTAGTCTCTCTTCTTTATGAGTTTAGCCTTGTATTTTGCATCCAGCTTATGCTCATTCCTCTTGATGTAGTTCCTTAATTCCGTATGTTTGTCAGCAATAATGGCATTGGGGAGAATCCCCATCTCTTCTACAACCTCTTTGAGGTCTGCATCTGTATAACCTTCATCAGCCACAATGTCAAGAGTTTTGCTGTAAGTAACGGAGATGGTTACATTTACGAGAACTTTCTTCTTTGGTTTCTCGTTCCAAGGGCAGTTATTTTCAAATTCTGCTCCAAGTGGGTATCCACCCAAACTATTTGCTGAAGGGTCCATTAATCAAATACCTTAATGTAAGTTTCAAACTGAAGGGCTCTTTCTTTCGGTCTTATCTCTTCGATGCCAATGATGTGCAATTTATCTTGCACACCATTATGCTGAGTTTCAGCCTTGAAGAGTTTCTCTGCTTCTGCCGGGTCAATGGCTCCAACAACAGCCACTCCTTTATAGTTGGGAGATGTTCTTGTTTCATAGTCAATGTACCATAGTTTGACTATCGGCTCTGGGAGTATAGTTCCTTCTACCGGAGCATCGCAAATTGGTGTGCAAGAATCTTTCATATCACTTATTTCTTGGATAAAACTTCAACTTCTGTGCAGAAGATTTCCCAGATATATCTGCTTCCTTCCTGTGCAGTGTAGTGCTGCATCCTTACTCTGCCTTTAAGATGCACAGCTTTACCCTTTTGAATCTTTGAAATGTCCTTAATTTTTTCACCCTGCCAAGCAGTGCAATTAAACCAAGTACTTTCAATGATGGGGGTACCATCTGCATTCTTATAGGCTTCCTCCACACAGAGAGAAAAACGAGATAAACTGGTTCCTCCCACAGTAGTGTTGGTTACATTGCCAACAATACCACAGAGTTCTATTTTGTTTATAAATTCCATATCTACAAAGTTAGTTGTTTGTTATTGAATTTCAAAGAGGCTTCAGTGGACCCAATGTGAATCCACGGAAGCCTCGGCGGGAATTGGGAGTTTGTGACAATATTTTGCCGCAGATTTCTCCATAGTCTCCTCAAGAAGTTTAGGAAAGTTTACTTCCTTTTCTGGAAATTCCCAGTTTGCTTCGTCGTGAGTCAGGTTTACGAGGAGTATCTTTCCGAAGAAACCATTATCAACTACCCAGTTGAACATGTCTATCTGGCTATCTTTCAGGATGACTGCTCCAAGTCCTTGAGTTACGCTGTTAAGTGCCTTTCTGTCCCATTTTGATGCCGCTTTGAAATGCTCTCTGACGATTTGGGCTACATAATCTCCAGTTCCCTTATGCTGGGTTTTGTACTCTTCCCAAAACTCTTGGGTAAAGGTCTTCTGTCTTTCAAGCCATTTCTTATGATTCCACCAGAAAGTCTTCAGTCCAGTCTCCTTACAGAGAACTATATATCCGTTCTTTCTTACACTTTTAGAACCTTCTTCCTTGAATTTTGCAATTCCAGGAAAGCCCCTTTTGTATGCTTCTGCAAATGCTTCAGCATCCTCCATAGAGCATCCCATAGAGTTTTGGATTGCTTGTGCGGAACCTCCAAATTGCTGACTGAACTCGACTGGTTTTGCCTTTGACCTCAAGTGCTTGAACTTCTTCTTTATATCCTTGATGGGCACATCTTTCAGTTCTGGGAAAATCATTTTTGCAACGAGAGAGTGCATATCCCCACTACCATAAAGGAACTCGTCAATCATTGATTTCTCGTTGTATATTTCAGCACCTAATCTTGACTCGATAGCACTGTAATCGCACGAAACCCACAGATTTCCTTTCTCTGAAACAAAGCAAGACCTTGTAACCTCGTCACTGCTGAGTTGTTGCAGATTAGGATATGAACACTCGCTGGGCTTCAGTTTCTTATATTTTGCAAGGTCTGTATTCGAGTTCTTTGAGCCACAAGCCATTCTTGACGTGTCTGCTCCAAGTTGTCTGTAGTCTGTGTGAATTCTTCCAGTCTTCGGGTTGATGGCATTCAGGTGACCTTGTCCAAACGAGGATACTCTTTTTGCAGAGCCTGTGTATCCCGGATAGTAGTCATCATCTCCTATCTCTCCTCTTCCAAAATACTCAAGCAAGAACTCATCGTCAATGCCCTTTTGCTTTTTGAGATGTTTTTCAAGCACACTATCCTTGTCCTCTCCAGTCTTTGCATCTTGAACAACAGTATCAAACCCAAGCACTTTTGCAAAAGGTGTCACTTGTGCTGAACTGCTCCACAAGATATTGCACTTCGGACTGGTATCAAACCCTTCCCACAAATCTCCTTGCAGGTTGATTGTGATGAATTTTGAGAACTTGTCGTGGTCTTCTTCGTACTTCTTAATTACAAAAGCATTCATCTTCTCAATGCTCTCGCGGAGATTCTTCTTGTCAGTCTCCATTTTTGCCTTCCACTTGTCCACATCAAGTTTGATTCCACACCATTCCATATAGGCAAGCACAGGAACGAAGTTGCATTCAAGTTCAGCAGCCTTCAGACAGTCTTTTATTCTGCATTCTGCAATCTGGCTTTGCATTATCTTTTCAAGATGGGTGACGTCTCCAGCAGCGTATAGAATCACATCTGATGACAATCCCTTCCAGACAATTTCTCCACGAATCGACTTGTCAATGTCAATTTTCAATCTGTCCCAAGCAACGGATTTCAGGGAGTATGACTTTACTTCGTGAGGGTATCCCAAGTATAGGACTTGTTCTACAATCATAGTATCATACACCCTTCTTGGAATGATTCCATAATTGTAAAGAAACTGCAAGTCAAACTTCAAGTTATGGCCTATAACTCTCTTTGATTCAATGGTTTGCTTAAAGAGTCTGACATCTATGGTAGATGTGTCAACCACTATTCTGGTATCAGCTTTATCATTGCCGAACTGAACGCATAGGAAATCACAAAGATGTGCATCTCTTCCGTTTGTTTCAGTATCAAACTGGAGGAGATTCCAATCCTTCATCATTTCCAATGCATCCAGTTCGCCAATGACCTTGTACAAGTCAGACTCGAACAGTTCTTGCTGCTTTGTAACAAGGTAAATCATAACTGATTTTTATTTGATTGTTTACATGTCTTTTCATACTTGTCTAAGTACATCCATCTAAATCCTCCACAAGTTCTGAATGTTCTTCCTTCTGGTGGTTTAACATTAAGACATCTCTTTAATGCTACATAGGACACAATGTTGACCGCTGGACAGTTTTTCCAAATTTTAATCAGGTTTCCATCTAAGTCTAATTGTACTACTTGTCTTAAATTCTTTCTTCTGCCAGCTTCCATTTTTTCTAACTCTGCTTTAGTAAGGTGTCTTTTACCCTTTAAAGAAAGTCTTCTCTTTTTTAAGGTTTCTTCTGATGGTCTTTGTCCCAGATGCGAGATTCTCATTTTTAATTTAGACTCTTCGGAGAAATGTCTTCCCAACATTGGAGAGCCTCCGTCTCCTCCAAGGCTATTATTATATAGATACTTTCCTTCCTCCTTAAATTTTGCAATATAGTATACTTCTTTTTCATTAAGATGTTCTATTACATCTTTTTTGTCTTCAGAACTACATCTATATAAAATGGTGTAGTCAAAGTTATCAAACCCATACTTTCTAATAGCTCTTTGAAAGGCGTGTACTCCTTTAGAAGTGCTATGATTAGCATACCATTTATGAGACAGTTTTCTTTTTTCCTCATTAATAGTTCTTCCAATATAATATTTATTGGAAGGAGATTTATAACAATATACTACACCATTTATCATAGACTAATTGTTTGGATAAGCAACCATAGAGGAAAAATCCAATATATATCGGTATTTCATAAAGAAGCCAGTTCCAAGAATTCCGTGAATGGTTACTCCATATTCTTGTTTAAGAGAATCAATAGTAGCTTGCATATCGGTAGCCCAGCATTCAAATTCAAATTCCCAATCCTTATAGGTAAGTGGTAAAAGGACTGTAAGTCCCTTATCCGCCTTACCTTCAAGACCTATGACTCCGTCATGCTCATCTGCACCACTATATTTAAGGTCTTTCAGGGAATCCTGATTGATAAGACAAACATTACTTCCGGTATCCAACACCATATTGACTGTGGTGTCTCCGTTCTTGAATGTAATGATTGGCAAACCAGTCAGATTTATGCTTTCAATGAAGGACATATTCTTCCTTGCAAGCTCTTGTCTATGGCGTACTTCTCTATAAATAAGCCATACTGTCACTGCTGCGAATGCTACAAGCAGAAGAACTCCAATAATCTCTCTCATTACTCTTTTCCTGTGGAACCAAATCCACCTCTACTTTGTTCACTTCCAGAAAGCCATTCTTTCTCATTGAGCTCAATACCTTCACACTTATTCCAAAACTCCT